ATGCGGGTTGCTGGCGGCTTGCCGTTTTCGTCGAGGGTTGCAAGTGAGAAGTTGTCGTTTCCTATTGAGAGCATAATATTTTATCGTTTACGATAACGAGTTAAGCGCATTCCTGCGTCGATTGCAAGAAGAACATCCCCTTGCTTTGTGTTCTAGTTTAGTTCCGAGAACCCTGTCTGTGACCGCTGCTACAGTATGGATTGCTTGCGCGATCCTGTCTCCAATCCCATCAGCATACCAGCAACGATCACTTGGCTGGCGTTGGCAGATTTGATCTTCGACAAGTTGCTCAAGGTTTTCTGGAATTTCTACTCCATTTGATCGACAATCTTTTTGGATGTTTGAAATCAAGTTGCTCCATGTGCTTCCGTAGACTACGGCTGGGAAGGTGAGATTATCACGCTTGATCTCGTATTTGTAGTACCACCCGCCAACTGGAGATAGGTTTCTATTTTTGAGTTTCATCTTGCCTTTAGTTGGAAAATATATTTTATTATTGATATGTCAAGAATTTTTTCTGGAAACACAGGCATCCAAAAGTACGGTATCAAATTCCCTGAGAACATGGACGAGCTAGGTGTAGAGCTATACTGCTACGCTATTAGCAAGGGAGAATACGGAAAAGATTACTGCAATAAGCACAATATAAATCTTTCAGATTTTAAATTGCTTACTCCATACGAACATTTCTTGAAGGCAGTAAAACTCCAATGGCCCACTGAAGTTTCTATTGTCAATCGCGGTTATACGAATACTCAGTTGTTGAGAACTCTGGAAGAACTCTGCAATAATGATGACATCTGTTTGGCTGGCGCGGCCTCGATGGGAAAGTCGTTTCCAGTTGGTCTTTGGGTCTACCTTGACTGGTGTTCTGCTCCGCATTGCACTTCGTCTTGGGTTGCTACTACTACTCTTGGTGCGTCCGAAGATCGTATCTGGGGTATCATTTCTAAGTTGTGGAAGTCCGCCGCTGTTCAGTTTGGTAAGCTCATTGACTATCGCCACATGATCGTTTGGGGTGGCGGGTCGAATGATGAGGACAAGGACTATCGCAATGCTATCAAAGCTCTGGCATTTCAATCTGGTAATGAGGGTCAGAAGGCCATTGATACTACCCGTGGACGTAAGAATGATCGGATTAGACTAGCCCTTGATGAGTTGCCCGAAATGGAACTGGGCGCAATTACTGCCCGTGTTAACTTATCTGCTAATAATGATGTAGTTTTTATTGGTATTGGAAACCCATCTGCTGGTGACAATCCTCACACCCGCTGGGCTATGCCTAAAGGTGCTTCTAACTTTGATACTGTCAGTCCAGAGATGGATAAGTGGGAGACTGAGACTGGCGTTTGCTTGTTTTACAATGGTATGCGCTCGCCAAACTTTTCTGCACCCGCAAATGAACCATCTCCATTCCCGTTCTTGATGGATCGTAAGAAACAAGAGGTCATGCTCAAGCAGTGTTATGGAGACGAGAATGCGATTGACTACGTTCGTAACGCTATCGGTTGGTGGCCGAAATCTGGGTTTGCTCAGACCATTCTCACCGCCGATCTCATTCGTAACGCTGATACCAACGAAGAACCACTCTGGGATTCAGAAGGATTCCATAAGGTTGCCGGATTCGATACCGCTTTTACGGTTGGTGGAGATAGGTGTGTGCTTACAATAGCTAAACTGGGTTTCATTCGCGGGACTCGCAATCGTGTTATGTGGCTAGAAAGTCAGAAAGTCATTCAGCTATCTGCGCGTGAAGCTGCCGAGTTTGAAGTTGGTCTAGCTAAGGAAGTAGTCGAGCTTTGCCGGGCTTCTGGAGTTCAACCTACCAAATTTGGTATGGACGTGTCTGGTGATGGCGGTCGAGTCGCACAAGCTATCATCCGAGAGTGGTTGAAGTATGATTCTAGTGGTCATTCTATCGCTCTCATTTCATCTATGGGTAAACCTACTGAACGTATGGCAGCAGAGGTCGATAAACGCCCGTGTAAGGATGTTTATGATAGATTGGTATCAGAGTACTGGTACTCAGCCTATCACGGCTTTAAGAGCCGAGTGATCTACGGGGTTGGCGCAGCGTCTGAGTTGGCGCGAGAACTTTGTATCCGTAGGTATTTTATTAAATCCAAGAAGATTTCTGTAGAGACTAAAGATGACTACAAGGGACGCACTGGATACTCGCCCGATTTGGCAGATAGCTTTCTCTACTGCCTAGAAATGTCTCGTAGGTTTGGATTGGTTTTTATCGGAAACGATAAAGCTGTTCCTACAAATAGATTCTGGGCTAGAGATGAAAAGCTAATTGCAGAACTTCAAGATGACAGCTATTCATCTGATGAGAATGGTGACTGGTAATTAATCCAGAATGCCTTGAAGCTCTAGCGTGTTCGCTACTTCCTCTGGGATTACAATACGAATGAACTTACGTCCATCGTGGAAGCCTAGTGTTTCCATTGTCTTGATGTCCGCTTTCTTTACCCAGCATTGATTGAACTGCTGTTGGAAAAGAATCTTAGCTTGGTTCTCATCTTCATGGTAGCCCTCGCAGATGATCATTGAAACGAATGTATTATTTGAACTCATATATTAAATATCCTAATTCTCTTGCCCACGCAGGATTATCGTGGATTCTATTATGACACGTTCTGCACGTTGCCATAAACATTTCTAGGTTGGAAAAGTTCTTTCCTCTCTTAGCTTTGTGGTGAATATCTGTAGCTCCAGCCCCGCATACCTCGCAGTTTGGGTGAGTGGAAAAGTATTCCTTTCTCGCTTCAGAGTATTCTTTGTTCAGAACCTTACGCTTATCTGAAACAGGCTTTAACCTTGCTCCTGTTTTTTTGAAACCTTTTTTTCTACTCAGCATTGCTAGTAGTTTTCAATTTCGGCGCACATAGCTCGATCACTTTATCCACTTGTTCTTTCTTAAGAATGCTCTTTGAGTTTACTTCGATCTGGTTGATTAACGATCCAGTAACGCCGATCTTGTCACCTAGTTCCCTGACTGTCATCCCTATCTTCTTGCGGGTTTCCCGAAGTTGATTGGCAAAGGTCTTGCGTCCAATAGAACGAATGTAGCGAGACTGCTCATAGGCAGTCATGCAAGATTCGTAGGCTTCGTATAATGGATGCTTCATTTCAATTAAAAGTAAACCAATCCTATTGACAAGTCAACACTTTTTTGATAGTCTATTTACTTATGGATAACACTAACGAAAACAACGAAGTAGATAAAGACGCAGAACGTATGCTTGCCGCAATCAGGCAAACAGTTCTGATTACAAATATGTCTCTAGCTGCTGCACTAAATGCTGGGTTCATTGCACAATATGAATCTGACCAAGGCATATGTAACATGGCACTCAAACCAAACAATACTGCCGTTGTTGCAACTACCGCCGCAACTGGTCTAACAATCTACCAGTCTAACTTCTTCATCAAGGATGATTCTATCGGTGAACAACGCCACATCTACAAATGTGAGAACGAAGATGACGCTGATGAAATCTGGGACAAGATCAATGATCGTATGCATCAGTGGTCGCGGAATGAAATCAAGTCTGTTAGTCTAGAGTGACTATCGTTACCGATAAAAATATTGTAAAAAAGATTTGACACTATCACTAGATGTAGTAGTGTCTGTCTTGTACGAGCAATCGTGCCGTCTGCGTGAAGAACAGACGAAAATCAAAAGTAATAAATTGAAACCCATATATCACCCGCTCCTTAGTAGGTATTCTTCACCCGTCATTTCGCCGGACTTTTGCTGCTATGGAGAGGGTGGCCTTTTTTAAAATGATACCTGTAAAACAACCTCAACGCCTATTCGTCAGAATGAAGAAGGCAGTCTTGAGAGAGGACATAATGATGTTAACTCAAGATGTAACTCAGGCATTAGTTCTAGGACAAATGCTGTATTGGACAAAAACACTTGATACGGTCAACAACTGGATTTTTGAAGAGAACAAACGCTTGGCTGAATCTGACCTACCACAACATGAATACAACTATGGTTGGATTTATAAATCAGCCCGTGAAATGCGCGAGGATTTGATGTGTGCTTTTAGTGAAGATGCAATCCAACGTGCATTTTCTACGCTTGTCACAAAGGGTGTTTTTATGACGAGAAGCAACCCA